CGAATACATCGGACACTACATTACTTGATAAAGCAAGAAAACAACACTGGCGAAAAACCATGTTGGGTCATACAAACGACCCATACAAACCACAGAAAAAATCGGTACAATCAATTACAGACTTATTGAGTGGTAACATACCTGTAAGTTTTGGTGTGGACCATGAAGACTATATGGATTTCATGGGTTGGGGTGCTAAACAACCTAATTTTAATAATATAAAGAACTACATTACTTCACCGAATAGTACAAAAGCCATGCGTGTATTAACAGCAATAGCAAAAGAAACTGGGAGTAATTCTCCTAATCGTATTTTTAATAATATCCATAATTTAACAGAAGACGACCCAATGTACGCTGATATTAAAAATCGTTTAGACCAAGAAGGTTCTACACTTAACGAAGGAGACTTGGATGAGTTTAAAACTTGGTTAAACAATTTTGAGTTTCACCTTCGACAGAAGAAAGGTGAAGAGGCTAAAGCGAAAACTCAAAGCGGTAAGACTTCTATAAAACCTACAGCAGATACCACATTTACTACAAGCACCATTGATTCAGCATTAAAGTTCGGCGGTATGCTACCCGCAATGGAAAAAGAAAGTCAATTGAATGAACGATTGAATGTAATTACTGAAATGATGCAATACATGGATTCGCCGGAACAGATAGAATCGTTAAGACAAGAACTCTATGAAGGGCAAGCAGAACTGAATAAATTACAAAACCGTTCAACTCAAGCGGCTCTTGGTAAAGCGGGTAATTGGTGGAAAAAAGACGCTGGTGTTACCGATAAAATTGCGAAGAATAGCCGTAATGCTGTCCTTGAAGCCGCAAAGCAGTTATTACCGATAGTTATGGAACATGACCCAAATCATTTTGATATTAACGACCCGGAGAAGTTTATGGCAAATCATAATCGTTTGATGTATGACGCTGAACGATGGCTTGCAAACGCAGACCATAGTGTACATGGTATCAAATCGCCGGTTTATCGTATGCAAGACGAAATGAAAGAAGTTAAATCGAAACAATCCGGTTTCCATAGAGATGTTATGAGCCACATGCTCGATAACAGTTTTGAGTTAAATGGGAACATGACTCCCGATGAAGCCTTAGAAGGTATGGGATTAGAAGGTAAAACAAGTGAACAAAAATCACGACTAAGAGAACATATAATACAGTTAATTGATGAATCAAATATAAGAGAAGTCCCATTGCGTGTATCTACAATCGGTCAATTACTTTCAAGTGGTAATTTCGATAATTTAATGCTTCATAGAACACACGCTGACGAGCAGTTTGCTCAAGACTTTGAAGAAAACGGTTTACATCACGCTGTTGATAATGCTCAAGGCCGACATGATAATTGGAAAACACATCCTATTCACGGTGTTTCGGGTAATGCCGCAAGGTATTTTGATACAAAGCAATTTGGTAATAATATGATGAATAACGGTTTAAATTATTATCCAGCCGGTGGTAAAATTGATGTACATAACAGATTAGGTGCTGGTAAGGGTGGTAAAAAACCTTACACGAGAAAAACAAAAAATCACCTTGATAGTATTGTAAGTTTGGATATTGATAGAGTCAATGAGGATAATATGACACCATCAATGGAGGTAGTAAGAAAAATAGGTATAGACACAGAACCAGTTCCTATTGGCGGTGTCAACCCTTCTACTCACGGTATCATGCCTACACATACTGGTGCTGATGTAGTACACTCTTCTGCTGTTCCTCAACAGTCATCGTTTGGATTTGAATATGACGCTCAAGGCCAACCGATGATTGGTACATTTACCGAACCCCAACTATATCATCCTTCATGGCAAGGTGCATTAGAGGAACTTCACGGCACAGATATGACTAAACAATTGTTAGAAACACTACCTCCGCATCAAAATCCCACTCCACCGTTCATGCAATACGATACAGAAACTTATGAAATACCAGCGGAGAATAATCCGACAGCACTCAATTTGAGTGAGATGAGTGAATATATTACTTCTCTTTTGAACCCCGATGTCTTGTTGACAAAAGCCGAGGATGCCGAATGGGTTCCTCCGGTAAGACCAATGCATCGTATATTCGATTTAAGTGACCTTGAACATCTAAGAGGGTTCAGTGGCTCATGGGTTGTAAGTAAGTGGTATGATGGTAAGCGAGTTATTATCGTACAAAACAATAATGAGATTACCACTTATGATGAAAATGGGCGCAAAGTTGGATTAAAGAAAGCCTTCAAAGAAAGCCTTGCCGAATTAAATGACAATAACTTCGTCATTGATGGTATCATAGGTGAAGAAGACTTGAATATTATTGATATTATCAATTATGATGATACTAATGTTGCTGAAATGTTGATGCATGAACGCATGAAAGTTCTAAGAGGGCAGTTTGATAGTCATGAAAATGTTATCATTCCGGGTCCACATGATACTAAAATGACTGATGATGAGGGTCTTGAAGACGCTGTTAAAATACTACAAGAAGAACATGGTATAGTATTATTACGAGATAATAAGTCCACATACATGAAAGGTGAGCGTCGTCATCCGAAGTGGTTATTATTGCGTGAAAGTCGAGATTTCAATTTCATTGTTCTTGACCGCCGAGGTAAAGGACCGTTTACTTACCGATTAGGTGCGGGACCAATTCTTGATGGTGATGCACTTGGTAATCGAGCAATTGAATACAAGAACCAATTTTACATGGATGTTGGCACAGCACATAATCAACAACGAACTTTCAAAGTCGGTGATATTGTAAGAGCAACCGTGACTGGTGTTACAAAGAAGCGTAGAAAAAACCGTGATGTATTCAATGTCCAAGTTCGTGAAATTGAAAGTGAAGGTGAAGGTGAAGGTGCGGCCAGTGCTGAATCCCTTGATTTGATGACAAAATCCTTCGCACCCATACTAATCCCGCATGACATAGAATATAATGATGGAGTAATACAAGTAATACTCAAAAACATTGATACTGTTTCATATCAAGTATCGAGAATTGAAGACCAATGGTACTTACATAGTCCGTCTGCCGCATTAGGAGACTTAACAAAATCAAATTATTCCTTAACATTGGCTGAAAGTCTTCATCCTTATTGGCACACTTTAGCCCCACTCATGCTTGAGGGGCATCTCATAAAGTCAAAGGTGATAGATGAAGAAGAAATTCCTAATCGTGAGCAAGAAGAAGAAGAGTCTGCTGGTATATTAGATGAAAATGACGATAATCGCCTTCTCAAACCTTCAACAAAGAAAGCACTTGAAGTAATTAGTAGGGCTTTAGACCAACTCGCTAAGGAAAAACTTACTTGGACAGGACCAAAAGGGTTAGGGATAGACATGGCAACTCCTATTGAATCACCAAGTGGGCCTACAAAATTGACAGAAGAGAGCAATTTACCCGACTATGATGGCAAAAAACGACCCGATGAAGAAGAAAAAGACAGGGATTCGGGAGATGGAAAGAAAAAACCAATTACTCATGTTGAAATGAAGACAGATGCAGACGAGTCTATCGTTTTGGATGATGAAAATGGTACTCCAACTCTTTCAGTGTGAAAGAAACCTTCTATATACCATGACAGTGAATCGGTAGGATAATGTTGTCCCTTAAGCGACCTACCTCCGGCATTGCTCTCATCAAGGGCAGTTCCGATATGGTTATCGCTGGTTATGCATCAGTGGAACTGGTGGATAAACAAGGCGACCTTATTACCCGTTCAGCACTTAAGGATGCTTTTGGCGGGTTTATGAAGAGTGATAAGTTCCGTAATGTTCAACTCGCTCATTCTAATATTCAAGTAGGAGAAGTTATTGACTCCTATGTAGATTCAAACGGTCGGATGTGGAAATCCGAAGTTGATGATGCTGGTATGTTTGTCGTTGTTTCACTTCGCAACGATATTGAAAAGGCTCGTGAAGTGGCCGCAGAAATCCGTAAAGGAAACCTGCAAGGATTTTCCATTGGTGGACAAGCATTCAAGAGAGTGCGTAAATCCGATGGAGAACATGGAGACTACCAAGAAATTAGTAAAATGGAACTACACGAAATAACGATATGTGAAAAAGGAATTAACCCCGAAGCACAGTTTCGTATTTTAAAGGAGGACACCAATATGACAGAAATTGATAACGATTTAAATAATGTAATGAATAGACTTGAAGCACGACTTGACGCAATGGAAAAAGGTGAATTACCTCCTGCACTTGAGGCTTCAATGAAAGATAAGAAAGACGATTCCGACGATGAAAAGAAGGAAAACCCATTCGCCGCTAAAGAAAAAGACGATGATAAAAAGGATGATGAAAAAATGACTGAAAAGAAAGACAACCCATTTGAAAAGAGTGAATACAGCGATGTTATTACAGCAGAATACCTCAACTGGATGGAGGACACCCTCAAATCCGCTGGTGTAAATACAATGCAAGCACGAACACACTTCGATAACTTGGAGAAGGCGCAACTTGGTGGCTTCGACAACCCCGATGCTGTTGATGGCGCAGACTACTTCGCCGGACAAGTCCGAGGTCGAGGTCAAGAAAACGGTTCACCTTCAACTGGTGCAATCTCCGCAATCTCTTCAACTGGTGGTAAAACACCATCCGGCGCACTTGGACCTGTTTCAATGGCTAAGGGTTACATTAACCCAAGCAATGTTTCACCATCCGATGTTGAAGCCGCTTACGAAGTTTACAAAGCCGCCGCAATGGAACAAGGATTCCGTGGCGACCTTGAATCCCAATTCGCATCTCGCTTTGCAGAAGAACAAAAAATCGCAAAGCATGAAGCCGAGAAAGCCGAGTTTGACGCTCGTGCGCCTCTTAATGAAGTTATGAAGTCTATTAACGCTCTAAGTGAGCGCATTGACAACATGACCGTTGAAGGAACCTCAATTCAAAAGTCGGCTTCTTCATCTAATGTCGAAGTCCCATCCACACAAGACTTGGGTAACATGTCTTGGGATGAAGTACACAATCTCGCCGGTTCGGTTATCCGAGGGGCTTGAAAATAAAAAAAATAATGGAGAGTGAAATATATGGCACGAGACTACATACGAAGCGTAACTGACATGGAACGGTACTTTTATGGTGCTGGCAATGCAATGGGTTATTCCTACTCCGGTAGCGAATTGCTCAAGGCAGATAGCCCCATGCTATCAAGCACAGCAGGAACATACCAAGCGATTTATGGTCGCAAAGTTTGGTCCCAATTGAACCAAGAATTTAATGCATTTAGCATACTACCAAAGCGACCGTGGGAACGCAGTGGATGGAGAGTTATCACAGCACGACCATCGTTCACTGTTGGTGGCGGTGTTGCAGAAAACGCAACCCTACCCGACACTACCAAACCTACATTCCAACACATTGCCGCAAAGCCAAAGACGATTGTTCACACATTCGACATGAGCGAAACTGCAATGTTCCTTGCTGACAAGGATGACGGACTGGGCGACATTCGTTCAATCCTCAAAGAAGAAATGGGTAAGCATCACGCAGAGCATATTAACAAAATGCTTCTTGTTGACAAGGCTACTGCCGCTGGTAATGACTTTGAATCTCTTGACCGTGTTACAACTGGTGCATCATCAAGTGCAAACGAAGACATGTATTCAATTGACCGAAGTGCAAACTCTTGGTCCCTTGCAGAACACGATGAAAACTCCGGCACTGACCGAACTTTGTCCCTCGACCACTTGGACACCATATTCCAAAAGACATGGACTCGTGGTGGAAATCCAAAGGTTATCCTCACTGGATATGACACTTTGATGAGACTTCAACAACTTCTCCAATCGCAACAGCGATTCATGGAGGAAAAGCGTATCACCCCTACCTACAATGGAGTTAAGGGTGTTCCGGGTATTGAAGCAGGTTTCATCGTTGCAACTTACAACGGCGTTCCTATCATTCCATCTAAGGATGTTCAAGCAGACACATTGAGCCGTATGTATTTCCTCGACACGGATTACCTCTACTTCTCTACTGCTATCCCTACGCAATACTTTGAGTCCGGTATCGAAACCGGCGACCCATTCGCA